TACGGTTTTAAAACCGTACGCAATATTTGCCATCTAGCTCCTGATGTAAAATTGAGCATTAATCAAGTTTAGCTCTCTACTATAAATTGAGTAATTGTTCGTGATGAAATATTCATGGGCGACTCTAGCTCTCTAGTATAAATTGAGCAATCTTTTATTTAGTGCTTATTGTTTTATTGAAGACGACTGATGGCATACGGAATTGTACTTTTAATTAAGGGTTAGTATCCTAATAGTAACCATGATACCGAATAAAGTAGGTCCAAAGCAAAGTGAAATTTGTGGAGGCCGTCATGGCAATGCTATTAGAACTGAGGATTTAATGCTTGACAAGCGCAATATCTGAGCAGATAGTGTAAAAAATAGCAACAATAGTTAAATTATTTTACGATATGTTATGAATATGTTAGACATGTATTATGATTCATAACCTCTATTCTTAATTTAACTATATCCAAGTCTCGGTGGATATTGGATTCTGTTCGCAGTTAACCGTATTTTTACATTGCCCGAGTCGGAGCGGTGATATTGTATCCGGACTACTTAATACAAAATGAATTCACTTTACAAAAACAAACAAAACAAAAATGAAAAACGTGAGAATGAAATGTTAGAGTTTAAACGAAACCATCCGTTTAGAGAAGACTGGAACGATTGGAAAAAGATCGTTCGTAACTTTTATTCACCTAGAGTTAAGATATTACAGCGATATATTAATAAAGGATATAGAATTTATTCGAATGAACAAGTAGATTTAGAAGAAATGTATGTGATTGATGAAATTCAATATTTGTGTGATGATTATATCGAGAGCTTGAAAATGATTAAAAATAGCGAAAATTATGTAGAATTAGCGTATGAATTCTTTAGAAAAGGTAAGGCTTTTATGTATGCAGATTTTGACGATGGTATGTGGTGTGAATGTAATTTTAATTGTGAGAGTTTGTTTGATAATAATTGTTTAGCTGCGTTACATCATTTACAAGCACATTGTATAGCGTTTATTTGGGCGATTTATAAAAATTTTTCAAAACAACAGCGAAAAAGAGTTAAGAAGTATTATGAGAGATTAGAACAAATTATTTTATCAATGACTTATAAACATTTACGTTGTATAGATTTTCATGTTATTATTAAGCCTTTTAATTATATTCATTTGAAAAATTCATTATTAATTAGTTTGTATGAAAGATTTTATTTTGAAAAATGGACAGCAAAAGACTTGAAAGAAATTCCTTTTATTTTCGAATATATGAAAAATTTTAGAACACCTATTAGTCAAGGAGGTCATGTTACGTGTCAGAGCTTTAGTGACATGGCTGTATTGAGTAATGAATGTGCTCAAGAATTATATAATTTCGTTAATAATAAGAGTTTTGATGATATTGTTAAGTATTTTAATATAAGATCACAAGGATTATTTACTTTTAACCATGATTTAAATTTAACCGATAATTCTATAGAAAAGTTAAGAAGTTTATTGAATGAGAGTCAGAATAATTTTGCGGAAACTATGCGTGAAACTTTATTAGGTACAGGACAGAAAATGTGTGCTATGTTTGCGATTGCGGTTACAGTTTCTATGTTAAGTCGTATAGCTGTAGGTGTAGGAGTGGCTGTAGTTATGAAAATGTTACATACTGTTTATTTATTTATGACAAAAGGAATGTATACAGAAGAAATTTCAAATAGTTTAGCGAGATCACAATCTGGTAAAGATTGTTCAATTCCATTTATTCCTACTTTAATTTTAAATTATATTATTTCCCCACCAAAAGATTTATTAACTAAGATTTGGAAAAATCCTAATATTGATATTATAATGCGTAGAATAGGATTTTTAGGTGATGTTAAGATTGATAGAGGTATTGAACGTTTGATTGATTGGGTAAAGGAGATTATTAGAAAAATTCAGCAATGGTATGGACAAGATGTGTTAGGCGTTTCGTGTGGTTTGCATGGTTTTTATGAGTCAGAAAAATCTCCTTTGTTAAGTTGGTATGAAGAAGTTGATGAGATATGTATGCAATATTTTAGAGATGAGTTTAGATGGACTGAGTTAGAATATCAAATAGTATATAATTTATATAAGCAAGGACTTTCATTAATAAGAAACCAAGAATTTAGTAAGCAAAAGAATGATGTGTATAGAATAATTAGACAATTAACAACTATTTTAGAGAAATTTAAGTTAAAAGGTATATGTAATCAAAATATAAGAAATCCTCCAGTAACAATTTATTTATATGGTAACACAGGTGTAGGTAAGTCTAGTATAACATATCCTTTAGCAGTAGAAATTTTAAAAGCGATCCATGATAGAGAAGGTAGTCAAATTAATTTAAAGAAAGAATGGAAAAATATGATATATATGCGTGCACCAGAACAAGAGTATTGGGATGGTTATGAAAATCAGTTAGTTACCGTATTTGATGATTTTTCCCAGCAGATAGATGCTCAACAGAATCCCAATGTTGAGCTTTTTGAGATTATTCGTTCTTCAAATTGTTTCCCTTATCCTTTACATATGGCAAACTTAGAGCAAAAAGCTAGTACAACATTTACATCTAAGATTATAATTGTAAGTTCAAATTTACAGAGTCCGCAGTGTGCTTCCCTAAATTTCCCTGAAGCATTGAAGAGAAGGTTTGATATCTGTATTGAAGTAGATCGAGAATATACTGGACATACTAATGCGTTTGATCCCACATTATATAAGTTAAAGAAGTTTGATATGTTAACAGGTATAAGTTCCGGTTCTATAGATTATAAAGGTTTAGTTAATGATTGCGTAGATGCGTATTTTGGAAGAAAGAATTTTGTAACAACCATAGAAAATTATATAGATAGTATTTTAGATGCTGGAGTTGACACAGTTGACATGGAAATACCACAATCCCAAGGTGGTGGTCTTGATGACATTAACAAAGAAAACTATGTTGATGCTATTGAAGACCAAGAGTATGTGTCAAATGTTCCAACTCCACAGCAATTTGTTCAGCAAGTTATAGAGAATAAGCCATTACAAGATCATATGGATAGAATAATGAAAAGACTGTTAAGAGAAGAAGCAAGTAAGATAGGTGTAGAACCGGGACTATTTGAGGCTAAATTTAGAGTAGTTCAACCAGGATGTAGTAAGTGGGCTGAAGAGATTGACAAGGAAGAAGAGTTTAATACTAAAGGAAAAGATCCCTTCTGGTTGTTATCATATTATGTTGTAGAAAGTGTTAAGAAAACCAGAGATACGCTTACATCTTCATGGAATCAGTTTAAGGAAAAACATAGTTATTTAAGTAAGGCATTAATAGCATTTTCATTTGTAACAGTAGGTTTAACATTTTTAAAAGTTTTCTTTAGTATGAAGTCAATGTTTGGTAATGAAGCGATAGAAGATAAGGTTAGACCAGCTAGGAGTGTTAAGAATGTAATATCAGAAGGTTATAATGTAGCTAAGTCAACAGTTGCTAAAATAGAATCTTATGTAGCCCCTAAGGCTACTGTAGCTAAGATTGAATCCTATACTCCATCTAAGGTATTAATTGCGAAGAAAGAAAGTATAGCAACGAGTGAAGGTGTGAAAGATATTAATGCGACTGAGATTATGATGAAAATAGTTCGGACTAATTTATATAAAATGTTCGAATCAACACAAAATACTCCAATAGGTCATGTTCTATTCTTGAAAGGTAAGATTGCAGTAATGCCAAAGCATTTCTTAGGTGGTTTTTCACAATCACTAAGAAATGATCCAGAGGCATATGTGTATTTCGAGAACGCCTTTTTGGAAAGAACATTCTCTATTAAGATTAAGGATTTATTAAGTACTCGCATAGATTATGAATCACCGTGTGAAGAAGATGGACCTGTGTCGTCGCGAGATTTGATGTGTTTTACAGTTAAGACTAGTATATATCATTCGGATGCAACCAATTATTTTGTAACCAAACCTAGTATGTATCGTGTAGATAGTAGTGATATTATGTTACCTGTTTTAGTTACTAATAGACATAAGGATAGTAATAAGTCATGTTTGTTAATACGTTATGCGCAAGGAAGAAGTCAGTTAGAGTGTGTTGAGCGTTTACCCGTCGCAGATGAAGGAGATGTAATTGCTAGATTTATTAGAAATGCTTATGCTTATAATTTAGATACCCAAGAGACTGAGTGTGGAGCACCTTTAATTGTAAGAAATAGTTTAATTCAACCTGGAAAAATTTGTGGTTTCCATATAGCTGGTATTTGTGGCACTGGACAAGGTTGGGCAACGTGTTTTTACCGTGAAGATTGTGAATCTATTTTGAGTAAATTTTCGGAGCAAGATACAACAACTGTTGAGATTAAGAACAAATTGGCTGAGTTTCCAAAAGAACAAGGCCGAATTCCTGAAAATACTCAATTTGTTCACATTGGAAAGTTTGAACGAAAAGTTGCACAACCATCAAAGAGTCAGATTATACCCTCACCCCTGTATGGAAAGATACAAGAACCAAAAACAAGACCGTGTTTATTAACAAAAACTCCTGATTTTGATCCTCGTAGTTATAGATTAAGTCGTTTAGGTAATATAACAGAATGTTTAGATGAACGTATGATTGAGTGTGCGAAAGATGCGTTAATTGATGAGATTTCTAGTGTTCTTATTTCAAATAAGGAAAATATTAATAATAATTGTAAGGCTAGTTATAGTTTTGAAGAAGCGTGTGTAGGTATTGAAGGCGAAAATTATATTAATAGTGTTAAGAGAGATACGAGTTCTGGTTTCCCTTTTATTTTTATGCAGAATTTTTCTCGTAAAGATATTTTTGGAAATAAGGATGAGTATGATTTAAGTACCCCACAGTGTGAAATTTTGAGAAAGAGAGTGATGAATATTATAGATAATGCTAAGAATAATGTAGCTTTAGATCATATATTTATGGATACATTAAAAGATGAGAGAAAACCTATTTTTAAGTCACATAAAACTCGTTTATTTAGTGCAGGACCAATAGATTACTTGATAGCGTGTAAAATGTATTTCAATGGAATTGTCAATTTGTTGAGTATAAATCGTAATACTTGCCATATATCGGTAGGTACTAACGTTTATTCAAATGATTGGCATAACATTGTTAGAGTTTTACATAATAAGAGTAAGCTATTGGTTGCTGGGGATTTCGAAGGATTTGATGCTTCACAACATCAAAGACTTTTGGAAGCCTCATTAGAAGTATTGATAGAGTTATCAAGGCGGTTTTTAGGTTCTACAGAAGAAGATATTAAGGTCATGCGTGTGTTAGGTGTAAGTTTAGTTAATTCGATGCATATTATGGATGATTTAGTTTATCAATGGACCCATTCCTTACCCTCTGGACATTATTTAACAGCTATTATAAATTCTATTTTCGTAAATTTAGCTTTTGGATGTGTATGGCAATTAAATAAGAAATATTTCTCCTATAGAATAGCAAGATCCTTTTGGAAGAAGTGTGGTATTGTCGCATATGGTGATGACCATATTGTTTCAATTCCGGAGAGTGAGATTAAAGATTTTAATCAATTCACTATGCCGAAATTAATGAAGCAAATTGGTCTGTCATATACAATGGAAGAAAAGGAAGCTGAAGTTTTAACACCTTTTAGGAAAATAGATGAAATTAATTATTTAAAAAGAGGCTTTTTATTTGATAAGACTTTAAATAGATATATATGTCCTTTACAGATAGATACAGTTTTAGAATTTCCTATGTGGAATCATAAGTGTCCTGATCAGAAAGCGCAAACAATCGTAGAGTTAGAGAAGTGTATAGAAGAGTTAAGTTTACATAAACCCGAAATTTGGCAACGATATATTGACATTCTAATAGATTGCGGAAGGACTCTTGGTCATTATACGGAAAATATTGATCAAGAGGAAACTAGGTTAGTCGCCTTAGGGCAAAATATCTTTATATAGTATGGATGTGATCTTGCTTTCTTATATAAATTCCGAGTTTCTAAAAAGAAAGTAGTGCTATTCATATAGTTCCCTTAGCTATTTAGCTTTACGACCCAGGATGGGGAGAGGCAGCCCCTCAATATCCAGGGTATCTCGGTAGGCTCCAAAACATTAAGTCGTGTGAGGAGCGACAGAATCGACTTGCAGATACAAAAATTTTTAAACAAGATGTAGGTAATGAAAAAGAAGATTTTACGGCGGAAATGGCACCTCTTACCGGACAAGGAGTTGAAGAACGAGTTCAGGTTATGGCATTTGCTGATGATTCAGCAGTCATACCTGAACACGTTCCAGGCGAAACAAAAATACCCGATAAGGATACATTACAATTCACAGATTCCATGGCTCATTCCATTATTTCGTTTTTAGAGCGGCCGCAACTTATTTCATGTTTTGCTTGGAATGGTATGTCACTCGACAAGCATGGCCAAAATATTTTGGCTATGCAATCCCCTTTGGATTCTACCAAAACTATCTTGAATCCTCTCGTACCCTCCCAAGTTATGACACAGATGTTTATAGAGAAGCTCCAAGGTTTTACGGCTTTTCGCGCAACAGCCGTTTTCAAATTGCAAATCAACAGTCAAAATTTTCAAGCAGGAAGATTAATTTTTGGAGCCGTTCCAATGCCCACTCTGTTACAGGAGAGAGCAGATTTTATCGTGAAAACTCCGTGTAGTGCTCTAAGTGTTAATCACGTTCAAATGGACATTAATAAACAGACTGAAGTAATTTTGCGGGTGCCCTTTATCTCTCCTTTTAATTCATATGACTTAATTAATCAACAATATGATTGGGCTAGGTTATTCTGTATAGTTTATGGACCCTTGAATGTCGTAGGTGATGATAATAGATTGCAATGTGATCTATATTGTCATTTCGAAGATATAGAGTTAGGATGTCCCACAACAGCAAAGTGTACAATACCACCATGTTTTGCACCAACTAGAGTAGTTTCCTGGACTAATGCCCAATCACAATCAGGTAAAATAAGAAATTATAAGTTAGAATTAGAAATTAAAGATCGTTTAAAAGAGAAGAAGAAGCAAAAACGTCAAGATCGTTTGCGTGATTTAGAATATTTAACTAAGTATAATATGGTCCCTAAGTCACAATCTGGAACAGTTAGTAATTTTAGTTTTAGTGCAGGTTCATTTTCATCTTCCGGAGTGACAATTGACTTTACTGATGGCGAAAGCAAATACGTAAAAGTATGTATGCAGTTTAGTTCAGTTGTTGCTCAAGGAAATAAACAATTTTCAATTCAATTCACAAATTCCACTGGCAATACGCAAACGGTCGCTTATTCTTATCCAGATGTAAGTAAATATTTAAGTATTTCATGTATAGTTTATGATTTAGTTCAAATTAAATTTATAGGTTCTAGTAGCGATAGTATTAATTATATAGTTAATTTAGTAGCTTCAGAGGTTTTACATCCATTCACTCCAACCAATGATGTACCAACATGGATAACAGATGTTAGTCCATTACCACCAAGTGTTGCACCAATGTCTCAATCTGGAAGAGTCGGAAATTTCAGACGTAGTAGACCAGTTTATAAGACAACTAGGCAGCCTCGCGCGCCTCCTAAAGAGGCTGCACCTAGGAAGATCGAAGAACAACGAGCAGAAGAAGCTGACGGTGTCTTTGCAAAAACCGTAAAAAGTTTTGCAAAGAAGATCGGAAATGCAGCTGGTGCTATTGGAGATGTTGTTGCACAAATTGGTAATTGGCTTGGATGGTCAAAACCTCAAATAGATCATGCAGGAAATACCGTAGTAGTAAGACCCTGCCAATATTTTGCGAATTCAAATGGTATAGATCATTCACATGTTCTTTCCTTAGATTTGATGAATAATGTTGATCAATATCCAGCCTTAACAGGCACGGATCTTGATGAACTTTCTTTTGATTTTCTTAAAAGAATTCCGCAATTTATTGGCGCCTTCCAGTTCAATAATAAAAATACAATAACCCCTAGTGTTACAGATGTAGGAAATGACTATTTATGGTCATGTTTCGTTTTACCAAATTATATTAACCCCGCGTGTTTTAAAGTACAGTATAGTGGACAATTTGGTGATGAACAAGCAGTAGCTAGTAATGTAGTAGATATTCAAAATCCAACTTCTTTAGGTTATATATGTTCCCCTTTTGCTTATTGGACTGGATCCTTAGTTTATACTTTTAGATTTGTAAAAACTAATTATAATTCTGGGCGTGTTGAAATCTCTTTCCACCCTTTCCTTTATAGTAATGATTACGGTGGCATTAACATCCCTTCTCCTGATAATCAGAGATTTCAATACGCTTATAGGGTGGTGGTTGATCTTAGAGATAATACAGAGGTTAGTTTAACCGTTCCATTTATTAGTCCCCAACAATGGAAAGCTTTATCCTATTATAATCAAAAATGGTTTATTAACCCTTGTAAAGATAAAACTCATTGGGAAGATTTGGAAATCGACGAGCTTGCTCGTTGTAGCACTGGCTTACTGTGGGTTAGAGCATTAACACCATTGCACACCCAAAGTACTGTCGCTCCGACTTCCATTCTATGTTTAGTAGAATGTAGGGCTGGAGATGATTTTCAGGTACAATGTCCTTCTGTAGCGCGTTATATTCCAATAACAACTACGCCTACTTCTCAATCCGGAAAAGTGTATGCTACTGCTGGTACAGCTGAAACGCGAACGAGAGCGTTGGAAGGCTTTATGCCTCCATCAATCACTGGCGATGAAGCTGATATTGAGCAGGAGGATACACAAATGTATTGTGCAGGAGAAATCTTCGCAAATTTCCGGCAATACATAAAGAGAAATATGTTCGTAAGAACATTGGCACAATTGTACTCTGATGAGTCAGTTATAATCTACCCCAATGAATATATCATACCGCCTCGTATATCCCTTAACATATATTCATATACCCCTCAAGGTGGTTCACCCACCTACTACCAAATTTTTAATTTACCCGAGTGGCCTTCTCCCATGGCATTTACATCAGCCATGTATTGTTTTTACAGAGGAGGAGTTCGTTTTAAAGTTGTTTCAACAACATCCTCAGGCAATATAGCATCTGGTTTGACTTGTATGCGCTTAATAACCGCACCTTATACAGGCAAACCAGGTTTTATAAGACCATTGCCCAGAGGACGAAATTCAGTTTTGACGTTTGCCAGCCCTGTTCATTTTGAACAGAGTGACAAACACATTTGTGAATTTCAAGTTCCCTATTATTCACCAACTTTACAATCATGCCCTTGGAGTATACGAGGTGGATATCTTTATGATAATCCACTACCTTATTTAGCGTTAAGTAATAGTAATATTACTCCTAATAATTATTCCCGAACGCTATTCCATATTGCGGCCTCTGCTTCTGATGATTTTGATCTAGGCTTATTTTTAGGCGCTCCTCTTTGCTTTAAAACAGATATTTGGCAAATGAGTGGTTCATTCGCAGGTTCAAAAGCTTATCCATATTTTGCAGCGCAGGATATTTTTGATACAGCCGCATCAGCAGATCCATGCTATTATAGTCCCCCCTTCGCAAATGGAATAGTCCCCACAAAACAGGGCGAATTGGTAAAAATATCGACAACTAACTTAGATTTAAGCTTAGCTAATGTAACTATTTCCAATCCTGATTTAACAGTTACTACTGATCCCGCCCATGTTTTTAACATTGGATGTTAGTAATAAGTAGAGACCTAACATCCACTCGGATTCTCGATTTTCTTCGAGTCTAAATCGACATGATTTTTCCGAACCTATAGGTTCAGCATTCTCCTTAAGAGAGTGTGGTCACCCTCCAACGTTAGGTTCGGGGGTCCTGGGTTCGGTTTTTACATGAAGATTCCGAGTTTTCGAAGTTTCTTTTAGCAAAAAAAA